GATGTACTTATTCCATAATTTGTACCCCCAGTAATCATGGAGGACGACAAGTCCTGGATTATTTCCGATAGATCTGTGTCTAAGGATGTGGCCAAGTCCTGAATGTCACTTGCAACGTTTACCGGATCTGTTGATTTTGGATAAGGTAAAGAATAGTTTAGTGTTGTTCCTGTGGCCATGATTTAATTATATCACTATCACACCCCCTCATTCGTTTATTAGAAATCTGCACTGATTGAGGGTGTTGTTGATTATTTCCTTAGTATTTTCATACTTTTTGTCACAAATCTTATTGTTTAAAAAGCTCTCTCTGCCCATTTCTATTAAAACGGACAGTCTAAAAAAACCAAAAACATAAAAAAACTTTGGTATGTCATATCCGTAAAATTCAATTATCTCTTCCTTTTTTATGTCGTTAGTCTTCCCTATAATTAAATTATTCCAATATGCCATTGAGACCCCTATGTCTATCCTGGGGTCGCCCACTCCAGACAGCTCCCAGTCCAGGATTCCTACTATTTTTTTGTTTTTAAATATTAGATTGTCTACCTTCCAGTCTCCGTGCAGCATAGACCTGGACGTATCTTCTGGGCACATCATTTCTAACCACAAAATTATATCATTAGAGTTTTCTTTGTTGTTTAAGGATGTGTGCTGTTTTTTCCAAAAATCTACAAATTTTTTATTATTCATTCCCTTGTCTTTAATGATTATCTTGTTGTCATGAATTTTTTTTAACATGTCAAACATTTCTAGTGTGGAAAAGGTGCTATCTCCGTGAATTATCTTCATCTTATAAGAATTATCCTTATAGTCATAAACTTCTGGTACCAAGAAAAATCCGTGTAATTTTTTTTGAACTGAGTACTCCCAGTGCAGTGATGCTGATGATCCAAAATTACTTTTATCTAATGGCTCCCTTAAGATAAAATCATCAAAAAAGGTATTTTTTTTTGTAACCCCCCCAATTACCCTGTTCGGTAGCATACAAATAGATCTCTTCCAAAATTTCCTTCAAACCACCCAACAGAGTCGCTATCTTTTCCTAAATACTCACAAAAATTAAAATTAGTGTTTTCTAAAATAAAATTTTGAATACTTTCTTTGTTCCAACCAGATAGGTTATTTTTATACCAATCTTCATGATCTTGTCCCATTTCAAAAAATAAAAAATCTTTTGTATTTTTTTCTACATCTTTTATTATTTGAATGTAGTTTTCTTTCTTTAAAATATATCTATGAAGCAAGCTCATAAACAAAACTATGTCAAATGGTCCCTCTCTATCCATCATTTGTAGAAAATCTTCATTGTATATATTTCCTGAAAGTTCTGGGTACATGCTGGTGCAAAAATTTGTTGCCCTACTACTTATTTCTACGCCATATGAGTTACTTGAATAGTTGTGAAATTCTTTAACAAAATATCCTGAATTGCTTCCAATATCTAATATACTCTTTTCTTTTATGTCTACACCATTTTTTATTAAAAAGTTAAATATCAAAAGAAACCTGTCTTCGCAATTTCTAGCTGAAATAACTTTTATATCAGACTGAAAGCTCACCCCTGGATGATATGTTGTTTCTGTTCTACGGAATTTTTTAATATTTTCCCCTGTTTTATTTTTTTCTTTTTCCATAATCACTATTGTATCATCAACATGTTTTTAATATCTTTAATATTTTCTACATAAAATATGGTTTATTTCAATATAATTTATATTAACATGGCTAGGTCTTTGAGATATCCAATAAATTGTTTCAGCCATATCCTTTGCAGTTATAGCCATATCTCTTTGCTCTCCTTCTATAGTATCAATTGTTCCTGGACACAACTCCACAACCTTTATTCCGTATTGTGGAAACTCTAACCTCATAGTATCAACAAGACCGCCAATCCCCCTTTTGGCATTTGTGTAGTTTCCTCCAGATGGATAAGCAAATTTTCCACCCAGGGATGAAACAAAAACTATTGTTGGATTGTCAGTTTTTTCCATATTTTTAATAAATAGTTTAGACATGTACATTGGTCCACTTACATTTAGACTATATGCATAATTAAAGTTATTTGGATTTTCATCTATTATAAATGTTGGAGACGCACCTCCTCCAGCATTATTTATAAGTAATTCTAAACTTATGTCTTTATATTTAAGATAAAAGTTTTTTATTGCATTAAAATCTGTTATATCTAATTGATAGGTTTCTATGTTATTTGATTTAAGAGATTTCATTTTTTCCATGTTTCTAGAAACTGCTATTACATGATATCCCATTTTTTCTAATAGCTTGCAAGTTTCATATCCAACTCCCTTGCTTGCTCCAGTTACTATTGCTGTTTTCATAGATTAATAAATCCAGTGTTGTGGCACCATATACTTATACCCTGACTTGACTAAATGCGCTGTGTGGTGATATGGTGGAGATGGAGGGAAGACGATTACGCTACCTGCTTTAGGTTTCACAGCAAAAGTAAATCTTTTATTTTTTTCTGCTTTTGTAAAATCTTCCTCTGGACCTGGACCTTTCAAAACTCCGTCTGGAGAGGCAATGGTAAATGATATCTCCCCCCCTTCATAATCATCGTTTAAATACATAACAAAAGAAACTTTAAGCCTTTTGTCACCCTCTTGTTGGTCAAAGTGGGCCCCCATAAAAGTTCCAGGCTGATATTTTTTTATGGGATACATGGGGAATAGTTTGGGCTCTTCCAAAATACCTTGAGCTTTTGCATAGTGTCTTGCTACCTCATCAAAAGCTTTTTGAAGTGTTGAATAAATATAACTATTTTGTTTGTCGCTGGAGTTTGGCTCAGAAATACTTTTATCTGTTCCGTAAACATAGTGCTTCCCACCGCCACTCGCCCATTCCCCCCAGGAATCTTCGTTGTCACCTTCAATTGCCTTAACGAGTTTTTCAGGTTCTTCAATTACATTTGTGTAGTAGTAGACTTTTTTTTCTAAAATCTCTAAATTCATTATTTTTTTCCCTCTTCTGTCTTGTATATTTTTTCTTTTTTGGATACCTCGTCTTGATTTTTTTTATAAAAATTCTTTTCTTTGATAAACCCAACAACTACATATCTTATTGGTCCTGGTTTAACGGTATTTACTCCATGGGAGAATTCTTCAGTTCCTGGAAAAATAAGTAGTGATCCTTTTTTTGGCCTTACTTCTAAATCAAAATTTTCAAAAAATAACTCTCCACCGTTATAGTTGTCGTTTAGGTAAAGTATTGCTGCATAACGAATTGATGGATCTGTGTGTTGATCCGTGTGGCATTTTAATTCAACCCCCTCCTGCATTCTTTGAAGCGTTGAAAATCCCGACAACTCTAAATCATGATCCTCTTTGTAAACCAGGTGTAGAATTCTTTCATGGATTATTCTCGATAAGGGGTATTCGTGAATAGTTAAATTTTTATCTTCCCACCCTTTAGTTATCTCAAATTTACCTTCAGCAACTAAACTATCAACATCATCTCTTCCAAATTTTTCCATACAAAATTTTGATAGATTTTTTGTATATTCTATACTCCATTCCTCTTCTGGGGTATTGTTTATAATTTTTAACAATTGTTCATTTTCCTCTTCAGAGATAAAATTATTTACTAAAAGAATGTCTTTTAAAATTTCTTTAGTCTTAAATCCTTTTTTAGTTAATGATTCTTTAAGAAAAGCTTCCATATTATTCTGACCCCACTATTTTGTACTTTTTCCCGCTCTTGTCTATTTTATAACCTTGCTTTAGAATCTCTTGCCACTTTGCTCTTTCAATTTCTTGTTTTTCTCTTGTTTCTTTCATTTCTTCTTTCCATGAGTCTATTAGCTCTTGTGAGTAGTCAGACTCTTCTCTATCATCCCAAAATGATCCTATCGTATACCTTAGCCCACTCTCTATTAACGATACCTCATGCATATTCTTAAACCCACCGTCAAAAACTGCAAGCAACCCCACCTCTGGCTTAATATCTATGTTTTGTTTTGGAAATTTAAGAATTCCACCCTCAAAGTCATCATTTAAATAAATAAATCCCGCATACCTGCTTCTTGTAAATGCCCCATAATTTCCTTTAGCATCTGTATTATCTGAATGTATTCTTGCATACGCCCCCTGCTCCCACTTCTGTGCGTGATATCCAATCTTAGACACTACCTTTGGGTCTAAGTCATGAACTGATGCTATTGCTTCTGTAATTAAATTTTCTATGTCAGAAAAAATTGTTGGGGGTAGGTCAGCATCAATAATTTCTTGATCACCTTCTCTTGGAAGAACAGAAGCGTATGACTCATAGAAAGATATAGGAACCCAGGAAATCTTTTCATTTTCTGCTTGTGCATCCAGCACTTGGATAACTTTAGCACAGTCATCAGGGCTAATAAAATTTTTGTAAACAACAATATCTTTTGTAATTCTTTGCTTATTTTTTAAATTCATGGTTTTTTTTCTCCTGTGTGTTTTGTGATCCGCCAGAAGAATGGACAAGTGAACCTCAAACCACTTTCAATTTCGGTTACCCCATGAATGTAGTTTTTATCTCCTGGAAAAAAATAGGCAGCTCCCTTTTTAGGTTTAAATTGAACTCCCTGTAGTGGAAAGTACAACTCTCCTCCTTGATAGTCGTCGTTTAAATAAAATAAACTAGAAAGATCGTAGTTCGGAAAATCATTCGGCAATCCTGCATCTTTTCCCTCATGTAACTCTTTATCTGCGTGAGGGTTTTGAAATTGTCCGGGAAGCCACTTGACAATTGCTGGTCCAGTTGGAAGAACTTCAACCTGGTAAAACTCTTCAACTATGGGCCTTAGTCTTTTAAATAATCCGATTATCACTGGTGCAATCTCTTTATTATTCTTTCTTAGGGTTTCTTTGGTGGCAACCCTATCTTTCCAATAATCTGAGTCATAAACTACCGTTCCATTTTCGTTAACATGGCTTTTTGTAATGTCCCAAATTGTTAATGACTTTGCAGCTTTTTCTAAAAACTCTATCTCTTCTTGGGTCATAAAATTTTCTAGCTCAACAATCATATCTCTACCATTGCCAAACCAGCCAGATGGGGTGAGAGAGGGTCTTCTGACAAC